GGGTTCTCTAATTGGTCGGTTAAAATATAGCGTGCCGCATCTATACAATCCGGATGCAACCCCGTAGGTTTTTGTAACGTATTACCTTCTTTATCTTTAGCCCATATATAGCCTCCTAGTTCTCTTTTTAGATTCTTACTTCTTGAGGTAACGTAGATCTCGTTTTGATTCATTAGGTTTAAACCGTGTACTACGGAATCTCTTCCTTTGCTTACTCCGTATATAGAATGCCCGTACCCTTGTAATTCGGCGATACTCTTAGGCTCTGCGGAATCCGCCACGATAGTTTCTTTTATATCTAGTTGAGTTAGGAATCTACTAATATCTCTATTGAGCATTCCTTTCTTGTATAGTACCTCGTCGTATATATATGCTTCGTTCCATTTGTAAAGAGAGATTAATGTACTTGGATCTACCGAATATCCGAAATCTAAGCCATATCCTAATAGTCTAGCTTCGTTTGGTATTGTATCGATCTCTTTCCAATCCGGAATACATACACCCTCGAGCGCACCGATTTTTCCAAGTCCGTAGACGTTCCACCAATTAGCCCAATAAGTCGAGGTCTTACCTTTTTCTCTTGCTTTCTCTATTTCGTCTACTATTGATTGCGGAAGTACTTCGTTGTCTTTATAGGTTAGGGTTATATAGTTCGTATCCGGTTGCCCTATAATTTCTTTATCAACCCAAAACAAACTCGACGGGTTATAGTCAAGCCAGATATCTCCGGAGGTTCTTACGGCTAATTGAGTATAAGCATCGAACGGTACGTTATTACATTCATTAATATAGAGGTCGGTTCTTCGTGCGCCTCTTAGTTTATCCGGTTGATCCGTACAAAAGAACTCGATATAACTATTATTCGTAAAAGTATACTTTAAGGTACTCCTATTGAATTGATCCTCCTTATACCTATTGAGTCCTTTTAAAACGGATAAGAAGTCCTTTAAAGCCCCTCTACGGAGATGTGGTATAGACTCCGATACTACGCTTATCTCTTTACCTTGGTTTTTTATTGCGTAGTCGATTAGGATAAGTAGAATACAAATAGTCTTACCGGCGGAAGTTCCACCTCTTACTACTTTGATTCGTTTATCTAATTCTCTTAACTTGGTTAATGCTTTGGTTATTTTAACCCGCATTTAATCTACAAAGAGAGGTAAGTCCTCGTTAATAGAAATATCTCTAGTTTCTTTAGGTTTTCCTAAATAGTAGTTAAGGTATAGAGTTACCCATTTGATATCCCCGGATTTAACTCCTTCCGATAAAGCGGATAACGCATCGTCCTCTAAAGGGCTTAATCTTTCTACTAGTTTTATCTCTTCGGCTTTAGGTTTCCTTCCGGCTCCTTCTCTAGCTCCTCCGTTATTTATTCTCTTATCCATATTGAAATAGATTGTTTATTCAATTATATAATAACTTTTGTATCAATTTGTTAAACTAGATCAAACTCTCCGCTCTCTATTCTTTTAGGTTGATGTACCTTCAATACCGACTTTAAGAAGTTGTATTTAGTAACTAACTCCCTATATTCTTTTGTATTGTTTCTTAATACTTGGTTATATCTATCCTCTAGTTTCTTATACTCAACCTCGTAAAACTCTTCAACCGATTTAACCTCGTTAAATAATTCCGGGTTTAATCTTATAGCGTGTTGTACCCTAGCGTTTAAGGTATTGTAGTCTTGTTTTAATTGTCTATCGAATTGTAACCAATCTTCTATCTTTCTTATTGAATGCAAAGCCGTAGCGTGATCTCTATCCATTGTTTTACCAATAGCGGCTAAACTCATTCGAGTATTCTCTCTTAGTAGTTTATAGTATATCGCTCTCGCTTCTACGTATTGTCTAACTCTTGTTTTACTATTTAGTTTTATTTTAAAATAGTTTTCTACTAGTTGTTTAATCGTCTCGTTGCTCATCTATTATTTTTATTAAATCTTTAATTGTTAAATATCCGCATTCGTGTATTGCTTTCAATATTCCGGCGCAAGCTTCATACTCTTCGTTAAGTTCGTATAAATCGATTGCCTCTTCTAGCTCTCTTATATCTTTTCCGTTTGATATATCGACTAAAGCTAAAAGATAATGATCTCGCATTTTTTCTTTATTCACTCAATAGTAGTTTTTTTAAAATCGTTTAAATTAAATATTACTCTTGGGGAAGATCCTTTAGTTTGATAATATTCGGTTTTCATTAACTCTCTAAGGTCTTGATGATATACAACGTTATCGGTTAGGCATCTAACAAATAAGTAAGGTATAATTCCCGTTTTATTATATAGGTTTAATCTTGCGGTTATTTGCCACATTGCTAATCCGTGACCGTCAAAAGGAGGAGCTAGATACTTCTCTTGTGTTTTAACCTCTCCGCAGTAGTATTGATCGTTATAGTTAAATATTAAGTCGGCTTGCATAAACCTTATATTCTTTTTACTTAACATTGTTCTTATTTGGCTTTCGCCTTCTAGTCCTATTTTAATTTGTTTTAAGTTATCCTCAAACCAGGTTTGTTCTTCTATCTCTCCGAATATGTTTATTTGCTTCATTGTTCTTTTAAAATTAAATTATATAGTTGCTTTGCTACCGCTCTCATTAATAAAGGAGGAACGGCTCTCCCTAGTCTTTCTATCTTATCTCTATACTTTCCTTCTAGTTTATAATCGTCGGGAAAGCTCATTATTCTTTTAGCTTCTTTAACGGTAAACTTTCTATCTTCCCAATGTATAATAGAGGCAGCGGATATACATCCCGCCGTTTGGGTTAAGGTTCCCGCCGGTTTATTTCTATCGGACTTTATTAAACTAAAATACTTTTCGCTTTGTTCTCCTTCTTGTAGTTTCTTAGACTCTTGATATATTGCGTAAGCTTCGATATTAGATTCCTTTAGCTCTTCCTTTGTATTATCTAAGTCCTCAAAAGATTCTTTTAGATTATATATATAGCTTGTTGGTTTAGGGAATTTAAACCTTTTTTGTATATCGTCTCTTACACCTACTATAATTAATCTTTCTCTTGATTGAGGTACTCCAAAGTTTTTGGCGTTTAAAACTCTATAAGAAACTTTATAACCTATATTAGTTAAGGTATGGTATATCGTCTCTTTATGCTCTCCGAACATAGATAGTTGATCGCTACCAAATAAATCCTTAGCTTGACCGATTAATAAACCTTTAACGTTTTCCGCTATAAAAGTTTTTGGTTGAATTTCTTTTATTAATCTTGAGAACTCGTAAAATAGATCGTCGGTCTTTTGAGTTTTGTTACTATACTTTTTTTCTTTACCCCAATCTTTCTCTCTATTGCCAGCCATAGAAAAAGAAGCGCAGGGGGGCGAGCCGTCTAATATATCTAGCTCTCCTCTTTTAAGGTTAAGATCTCTTAGTATATCCTCTCCTTTAATCTCTCTTATATCGCTAGGGTATATTTTAGTATCTTCCCAATTAGCCCGGTAGGTATCTTGTGCGCTTTCTACAAATTCGTTTATTGCTAAGACTTTTCCTCCCGCCATTCTATATCCTAAAGAAGATCCTCCTCCTCCGGCAAAGAAAGATATAACGTTAAATAGGTTTTTATTAGACTCCTCCTTAACGTCTTTTAATTTTATAGGTTTGTATTCTATTTTATACATAACCAAGCTTTAAAATTTAAGGATTGAAAAAAAGGTTCTATTGTTTTAAACCCGGCTTCTTTAAATAACTTAATATTTTCTTTTTCCTTTAAGGGAAACATAATCTTTCTTAAATCTTTTTGTTTGCTCAAGATCTCGCTAGGAGTAAAGTTAGTTATTTTATAATCGTATAGGGCAAAAGTAAATATATCTTGTATATACGAGTCCTCAACAAATACTTTCTCGGCTATTATAAAAGCTCCTCCTTTATTTAAAGATTTATATATCTTATTTAGTAAAGGCTTTCTTTTACTATAATCAATAAACTGTAACGTAAATATCGACAATATTAAAGAAGGATCTACAAACTTAATATCCTTTTCCGTTATATCTCTTTTTTCAAATAATACCTTATCTTGTTTCTTAGGCAAAAGGTTTGAAGATATATCGTATCCTACAAACTTAGTATTTGTTTTATTGTCTTTACTTAGATTTAAAAGTAAGCTACCTTTGGAGCAACCTAAATCGTAGACGTTATAATTATCTCTTATAAAACTATAAGAAATGTTTTCTATTAAGTTTAGTAATATATTAAACGAAGGAATACTTTTATTAATATGCCCGTCGAAATCTTCTATTGTATCAAAGCTAAACTCTCTCATAGTATTCCTCGCATAACGTATTGGTCGAGATCGTTATTATCCTCAAAGAAATACTTGTAGTTCTCAACGGCGGTATAAAACTTATCTTTTCCTTTATTAATAAAATCTTCGCTTGTTTCGAATATTGCTATATCGGTACTTCCTTTATCTACTACTAAAAAAGTAAACTTCTTTTTATTAAAAAGTCTTAAATACATATACGCTTGGAGATCATATCCGTACTTATCCGCCGAGTACCTAAAATTTTTAAGCTCACTTGAAGTCTTATAATCTATAATAGTATCGCCTTGTATAATGTCCGCCTTTCCTCGGAACGGTAATCCCTCGATCATTGCAATCTCTGGAACTTCAAATTCCGAATTACTTAATAGTTTTAAAGCGGCTTCGTTTCTTAGTACGGCGTCGGTTATTCGTTCCGTTGCTTTTCGTTCTTTAGTTAAGAATACCTCCTTACGATATCCTTCCAAGTCCTCGTGAACTTCTTTAGCTTCCTTATATTTTATTGTATTCTTAGTCGAAGCGTCTACAAAATGTATCTCATCAATTTTATGTGGTTCCAACAACATCCAATGTGCTAATTTTCCTAGAGATAAAGCCGGACTATCTGCGCTAGGATCTCCGTACTTTATAACGTTTCTATAAGTCTTAGGGCTTTTAAGAATAGTTTTAAGGCTTGAGCTACTTAAAGCGTGCTTGCCTAGATGCCCATAATAAAACTCGTCATCGAACATATTAGCTAGGATTTCTTCCTTTGCCCAAGCGTCCCCGTTTAGTAATGTTATCATAATTCTATGCTATTTATTGTTTTAATTAATTCTTGTAATTGTTTTTTATTAATATCGTTAGTGCTATAATAAAGTATTTGTTTTGCTTTACCTAAAGCCTGTCCAATCTTAAATGCGTTTTGTGTACGTTTTTCTATGTCCATTGTTCTTTGTTTAAAAAGGGGACTTTCGTCCCCCTATTTTTATAATCTCCAAAAAGAATCTAATTGTCTATGTAAGTCGTGACTAGCGTTTTGAAAGTCCCAAGAGGTTAATTGTTCTCTATTGTTTCTTCTTGTAATTGATATAACATTTACTATTTCGTTAATACAATTTCTAATAATTGTAGCTTCTAATAGCTCTCCAAGAGTATGAGACTTAAATTCAAAGACTTCAAGTTTTACCTCTTCTCTACTTAATAATTCTAAATTACTTGTATTTGTTTTTGTTCTCATTTTGTTTGTTTTAATATAATAGAGGTTTAATCTCTTTTGTCTTGTTTAGTTGCTCAACGAAAATCTAACGATTAGTAACCTCTATTTTTGTTAATAATACTCAAATATAGTATTTATTTTTAACATACAAACATTTAATAACTTTTTTTTAATTTATTTTTTAATGGAGTGCATATCTTCCAAAGTTTGGTCTTGACAATATAGAATATGTAGCGTAACGAGTTGGGTCAATTATATGGTTATGTTTATCTTCAGGCACGTTTGTAAGCATTCCGTTTTTATCTTCAACCCATTTGTAGTTTCTAAATTCAGAGATAGCATTTGTTGAGGTTGCAAGGATATGTATTTTATATCTCTTTAATAAATCAATACCTGCA